ATTTAAAGGAACAAAAGGGGAGTGGGAAGTAAAACATTCAGAAAGCAAAGACGCTTTTAATGTTGTTGGTACGTTATTAGGTGAAAAATATAAAATTGCAAGATGCCATTATATGGTAATCTCAAATATTCAATTAACCGAAAGAGATAGAAAAGAATCGTTCGCTAATGCCAAACTTATATCTTGTGCGCCTAAAATATTGGAAATGTTAGATGAATTATTAAAAGAATTATCATTTCATGGATATAATAATTCAACTACAATCTATAACGCTAAACAACTAATTAAAAAAGCAACATCATGAATAACGAATTTTTATTAATCGGAGTATTACTATTATCACTTATTGTATTTGTACTTTGTATAGCTTTATATGTTGCTATATCTGTAGGAATAGAGTTGAGTGAAGAACTTGAAAAACTAAAACATGACAAAACTTTATAACGTTGACCAGATAGCTATACAATTAAATATAAGCGTTAAGGCTGTCAGAAATAAGATTTATAAAATAGGCTTGAAAAAAGTTAAGACAAAAGACAAAAGAGCCTTGTATAATGAAAATCAGATTGAATCATTAAGTATGGATAATTGTTTATATTATCCTTTAAAAACAACAATAATATATTATATTTACGAATCTAAAATGAATAAATCATGAGAAAAATAGCAATGAGATGCACGCAGGAACAGTTTGAGAGTATTAAGGATAGGATAAAATTTAAAATTTCTGATGTTCAAAATTTAAAAGAGTATCCTTATTTAATAAACTATGCTGGAAACAAACAAAAAGTAGTCACTAATTATTCTATTTCTGCAATAAAAAACGATAAAATGGAATTGTACGAAACTTTCGATGCTGAAATATTTTTAAGGGCTTGTGATAGTTGGGATGACGAGAAGATTTGGAGTGGTAGTGAAATGCAATATAAGAATATTAATGGCAAATGGGTAAGTTGCTCATTTGATACTGAATTTAGAATTAAACCTCAACCAAACTACGATAAAGAAATAGAAGCCTTGCAATTGAAAGCAAAAGAAAACGGTATGAAATGTGTAATTAATTTTGAGAAGATATAATAATTATCACTATATTTGTAATTATAAATCAATAACTTATGTTAGAAGAACTTGCAAAAAAAGATAGTTACTGGAGAAAAATAGCTTTAAATATATCTAAGGATAGGATGATAGCTGATGACTTAGTAAATGATATGTATTTAAAATTGCATGATTCAACGAAACAAATAAACGATTTTTACGTTATAATAGTAATTAGAAATCTTTTCTTAGACTATGTAAAATCTAAAAAACAAAGGGTATCTTTAGACTTGTTTTTCAATTTAGCACATAACAATGAAGTTTTAGAACTAAACGATTATGAAGTGGGATTGTTAGAAGATTGTAACAGACTAAGCTATTTACAACTCGGATTGCTTAGTGAGTCTTACGATTTGAGTATTAGAGAAATTGCAGAGAAATATAAGTTTATCGATTATGGTTTAATTTATCGTGAACTTGACAAAGCACGTAAGAAAGTTTTGGGTAACGATATTGATTTATACAAAAATAAAAGATTAAAATGGCAAAAATAAGAAGAAGTAAAGGTTTAGGGGATACAGTTGAAAAGATTATCCACGCAACAGGATTGCAAATATTCGTAGAGGGTAAAGATTGCGGTTGCGATAAAAGAAAAGAAAAGCTAAACGAGTTATTTCCTTATAGATTTAAAGCACGATGTCTAACCGAACAGGAATATAATAGTTGGAAAGATTTTAAGGCTGTAAGAACGCTTACGATAAGTAAAGAGCAAGTAGACTATGTTTGTGAACTATACGCAAGTGTATTCGATAGACAGTTATGGTTTCCATGTGCAAGTTGTAGTCCTAAGCCATTGATAAGTATGATTGATAAATTAGATAAAGTATTTGATAGTTATGAGTAAAAATATATTAGTTATTAGACCAGCAGTAACGTATGATTGTTTAACTCCTGAAGAAACAGACAAAATAGTTTATGCGTTTAAGAATATATTTAAAAAACAGTACATAACTGTTATTTTATTTAAAGAAAATCAAACTGATAAAACAAGTTTTGAAATAATTAAAAATGAATAATCAATTTTTTTCAAATGGAAGATAAAAGAGGTGGCGCAAGAGATGGCGCAGGACGTAAAAGTAAGGCAGAAGAACAAAGTTTAATTGAAAAACTTACCCCATTAGAACCATTAGCTTTTAAGGCTTTAAATGACGCTTTAAAAGATGGTAAAGATTGGGCAGTTAAATTATTTTTTCAGTACAATTTCGGAATGCCTAAACAAACTATTGACCAAAAAAATACTCATGAAATAGCTGAAAATTTTCCAGTATCAATAGTATTTACTAAACCAAATGAGTAGTGATAAAATAAAATTAAGTGAAAAATTCCAACCCCTTTTTGATATTCCTAAAGGGGTTGATGTTTTTATATTAACAGGCGGACGATATTCTCAAAAATCATTTGCTGTTTCAACAAGTTCCGTAACTAATTGTAAAAATTACGGTCATAGAATTTTATATTCAAGGTTTACTAATGCGTCATTAAAAGACAGTATTTATGCGGAAGTTGAAGAAAAAATAAATATGTTAAAAGTTAATAGTTATTTTAACTTAACTATCAATAGAATTGACGCTTTGTTTAATAATGCTAAGATAGTTTTTAAGGGATTGAAAGCTGGTAGTAATCAACAAACTGCAAATTTAAAAGGACTTAAAGATTTTAGTTGCTGGATATTAGATGAGGCTGAAGAACTCACAGACGAAAGTATTTATGATAAAATATTTTTATCGATTAGAGGTAACGATAAAAACAACCCAAACGCAAATATTAAAATATTAATTTTAAATCCAGCTACTAAAGAACATTTTATTTATAAAAAGTATTTTGAAAGTAAAGGAGTAAAGGAGGGGTTTAACGGAATAAAAGACAATGTTTGTTATATTCATACTACTTATTTAGACTGTTTAGAATTTGTTCCTAAAGAAATACAAGATTATTTTGAGGATATGAAAGTTAAAAATCCATCAAAGTATAATCACGTAGTACTTGGCGGTTGGTTAGATAAAGCGGAGGGTGTTGTTTTTACAAATTGGGAGTTCGGTACGTTCAATCCTAATAATTTACAAACTTCATTCGGTCAGGATTACGGATTTAGTATTGATCCAACAACCCTTGTCGAAGTAGCAATAGATAAAAGCAAAAAGATAATTTATTTAAAAGAACATCTGTATAAGCCTAAATTAACCACAACCGAAATAGCACATATTAACAAATCTATTTGTGGCAATAAATTAATTGTAGCTGATAGTGCTGAACCTCGTTTAATCGATGAGTTAGTCGGTCAAGGGTGCAGAGTAGTTCCGACAACAAAAGGAGCTGGTAGTATTAGCGCTGGTATTGCTTTAATGCAAGATTATAAATTAATTGTAGATGGTGAGAATATAGGTAAGGAATTAAACAATTATGTTTATACCGATAAAGGTAGTAAGTTATTTTGTGACAATTGGAATCACGCAATTGACGCGATTAGATACAATGTATCTTATAATTTAACGGGTGGTTATAAAATTGAAATAAGATAACAAAAAAGCAAATAAATAGTTTATAAGATATGAAAGTAACGCTTCCAGAATCAATTCACGACATAACACTATTGCAATATCAGCAATACGATGAGTTATTACAGCGTGAAGATTTAGACGAGTATAATTTTAATAAAAGAAAGATTCAACTCTTTACAGGAATAGAGCGCAATAGAATAGAGTTGATAGGTTCAGTTGACTACAAAATGATGTTAACTCAAATAGATTCAGCATTAAATCAAACAGTTGAGTTTAAGCCTACTTTTTTTATTAAAGATGTTGAATTTGGATTTATAACAGACTTTGATAAGATTACACAAGGTGAGTTTGTAGATATATCTACGCATGGTTCAAGCGTTGAAAATTTACATAAGTTAATGGCTGTTTTATTTAGACCTATTAAAAAGAAAGACATTTTAGGTAATTATGAAATAGCTAATTACACAGGAACTAAGCAGTATTCTGACATAATGAAACATATGCCTTTATCTATTGTTAACGGTTCATTGGTTTTTTTTTCGAATTTAGCGAACGAATTAATCAATTATACCCAGAAATATATGAGGGCGGAACAAGTGAGGGAAGAAACGCAGGAAACTATTTTGAAAAATGGGGATGGTATGCTACAATAGAAGAACTTGTAAAGGGTAAGATATGGAAAATAGATACTATATTAAAAATGAATGTTCATGAGGTGCATATTTTCTTAGCTCACAAAATTGACAAGCAGAAATTAAAACATAAGATTATGAATAATAATACTAATACAATAGAGTTATGAAAAGAGAAATAAAAATAAAAGTAGATTTAGAGTTTTCGGATACAGTTGAAAAAATAATTAAATTACAAACGTTAGAAACTGAAATTGATTTTGTTTTAAGAAAACATAAAATGTGTTCTAATTGCGTTCAATCAGATGCGGTTATTTTTAATAAAAAAATGAATCTTCCTTTAACTTCAAAAGTTGGAATGTTGATGTCATTAGGTAAAAATATTGAATTATGAATCAATTAACACAATTATATTTATATCTTAAACAATTAGCTGAAGCAGACAGTTCGGTAAATTCTATTATGAAAACTCAGGATATTGATTTGAAAAAAGAAATCATGTACCCATTAGTTAATATTAACATTGTTTCGGGGGGATTTACAAACGGTCAAACGGTTAACTTCAATATAGAATTATCGTGCTTTAATCAAAGGGATATTAACAAAGAAATTAATGAAGATAACTTTTTTGGTAATGATAATGAGGTAGATAATCACAATCTTTGTATTGCAATTTTAAACAGAATGTGGTTAAAAATGTACGCTGACTTTGAAGATAATAATATCACATCGAGCGAAAACCCCTCTTTTGAGTTAGGTTCTTTTGAGGGTGCTAAGTTATTGGATGGGGTTCGTTTATCTTTTGAAGTTGAAGTTCCAAACACGGAATTATCATTATGTCAAGCGGTGTAGCTAATGAGTTAGACAAGTTCGGTAAGTATGTAAAACAACAGGCTAAGTCAAACTTATCTAAAAGAAAAAAGAAAGATACAAGTGCGTTGTATGATGGGGTCAATTATAAAGTTGAAAGCAACGATAACACAACTACTTTATCTTTTACATTTGGTAATGCAGAGGACTATTGGGAGTTCGTAGACAAAGGAGTAAAAGGTGTAAGTAGTTCAGCGAAAGCGCCTTTAAGTCCGTTTAAGTTTGGAACCGGCACAGGAAAAAAAGGAGGTTTAACGAATGGTATTAACGGTTGGGTTTCAAGAAAGCGCATTCAATTTAAAGATAAAAAAACAGGGAAGTTTCTAAGTTATAAATCAACAGCCTTTTTGATAATGCGTTCGATTTGGAATAAAGGATTAGCAACAACAAACTTTTTTACTAAGCCATATGAGCAAGCCTTTCAAAGATTACCAGATGATATATACATGGCTTACTCTTTGGAAGTTGATGAGAAATTAAAAATAGCATTAAAATTATGATAAAAAGTTTATCGCCTTATTACTTAGAGATACCATTTACAAGTCCGCTGACTGATGCTATATGCACTTCTTACACGTTGCAAGTATTCATTTGGGATGGATTGAAAGCGTCAGTTCCTGCAGAATCAGTTTATCAGGTTACAAAGAAAAACCCTACTGGCTCAGGCGGTAATGACAAAGTAAATATAGCACGTTTAGTAAATGATTATATTGATTTCATGCCTAATGAAATGACTACTACTGGAGTGTATAACGGCAACAATCAGGCATGGGTTAAAACACAAGTGATTTATACAACTGATGACGAATTAGATTTGGATGTGGTTCAATTAGAAAGTGTGCAATTATTAACACGTGGTTATGGTTATGGATTAGATGGTGAAAATGCTCAATCGAGTGGGGTACTTTTATCAGGTGACGAATTCAAAGTAAATCGAAATGGTTTCTTTTGCTTGCCTTTAATGATAAGTGAAAGTTTATCTTATTCGTTAAGCGTAAAATCTTATCCAATAAACACATTAGATTACAGCACTACAATATCATCGACTACAAACAGTTCGCAGTTAATCAAAAATATATGGGTTAACATAATTGATACTTTAGATGACAATGTTGTCGAAATTACAATACCAGAGTTAGACTATACGTGTACATTATTAGTTCAGGACGAATGTAGATACACGCCTATCGACATAGCCTTTCAAAACAAAGATGGCGCTTTGCAATTGCTTACATTTTTTAAAGCAAAAACAGACTCTACAAATGTAACAAGTGAGGAATACGAAAACGACAGAGGGCAACCAAGCTTAGGCTATCACCAATATGTAACGTATAACGTTCAGGGTAAATCTAAATTTAAAATTAACAGTGGCTTTGTGAATGAGTCTGTAAACGATTCTTATAAACAATTGCTTTTGTCAGAGCGAGTGTGGCAGGTTACCGATGGTACCGCTTACATTCCTTTGAAATTAGGAACTAAATCTTTGGAATATAAAACACGACAAAAAGACCGTTTGATTAATTACGAAATGGAGTTTGAATATGCTTTTAACGATGTTAACAATATATAAATGGTTGTAAAATTATACATAGGTAACGAGGACTTAGATAGGTTTAAAGATGAAAGTATAGAGATTAATAGCTCTATTGCTAATATTAATGATATTACAAAAAATACTACTGATTATTCACGCTCCTTTACCGTTCCTGCCACGAATAAAAACAATCGTATTTTCAAACATTACTACGATGCCAATATAGATAATTCATTTGACGCAAGAGTTAAACAGGATGGGCGCATAGAGTTGGATGGCATACCTTTTAAGTACGGTAAATTTAGATTAGACAAAGTTAGTGTTAAGCAAGGGCGACCTTATGCCTATACACTTACTTTTTGGGGTAACCTTGTTTCATTAAAAGACACATTAAAAAATGATGAATTAAGTTCTTTAGACTTTTCTGAATTTCAACACACTTTCAATCCTGCTAATGTAAAAATAGGTTTGACTTCAAGTTTGTTTTCTGGCAATTTAATTTATCCCTTATTCGTTAAAAAGCAATTATATTATGATTCATCGCAAGAGGGAACTAATACAGATAAATTAGCAAACATATCTTATTTACCTTTAAGCGCAAACACAGGTTTAACTTGGAATGAGTTACGACCAGCTTTAAGAGTCTTAAATATTATTGAAGCTATCGAAACAAAATACGGGGTAACTTTTTCACGTGACTTTTTTGGGCGTACTGATTTTACAGAGCTGTTTATTTGGTTAAATAATGATTCTAACTTGGTCAATACACAAAATAACAAAGTCAGAATGGACTTCACTAATACAGGCGATATTGACGGTAGAGGTGGTGTAGTTGATATTATAGAAGATACTTTTGTAGCAGGTGGCAAAAGGATTTATTCTCTTATCGACATAGTGCCATCCTCAGGATATGAAAATGTAAAGTACAATATTGAACACACAATCGATGGAAATTTAGCAGGAGGTTTTAGTCAAAGTACTGGGACTGATGTATTTTATTTCGACATTGAACGTAATACAGGACAAAAACATTCTTGGTATATATCAGCTAACCAAGAGTTTAAATTCACAAGCAAGTTAACGATTGAGTTTAGATACGAAAGTTATAGAATGTCAGCTACATTCCCACAGCAAACAATTACGGGACAGCTACAAGTAATTAATAATTTACCTAAGATAAAGATAATTGACTTTTTAAACGGATTATTTAAGATGTTTAAATTAGTTGTTATTGCTGATGAATACGATAATATCTATGTTGATACTTTAAAAAGTTTTTATTCTAAAGGTTCAATATGGAATGTTTCAAAATACATAAACGATAATTCAATAGATATCGAAAGGGGTTCGTTATTAAATGAAATTAAATTTAAGTTTCAAGAGCCTATCACTATATTAAATAAGCAATTTAAAGTAAACACAGGGTTATCATACGGGGATGAAGAAACAATATTAACAGATGATGGCACAGCAACAGGTAAACCTTTAGATGGCGAAAGTTTATCGTATGAATTACCTTTTGAGCAAATTGTTTATGAGCGTTTAATTGACTTAAAAGATAATATCAATACCAATATAATGTATGGGGGAGTATTTGACGAAACAATTACACCTGTAAATCCTAAAGTACATTTATTTTATAACGTATCGACAGCAGTAGGTACAAAAACTTTAGGCTTTATTAACGATATAGGGGGTAAAGAGTTGATTAACGGAAGTGTAAATATAGCGAGTCATTCAATTGACTTTATTAATCCACAATATAACTTAGTATTTGGCATAGAAAATAATGAATGGAACGGTGTAGCATCTGAGAATACCTTATATAAAAACTATCATAAAGACTATGTAGATTCTGTATTTAATATTAAGCGCAGAAACTTTAAATACAAAGCGATTTTACCGTTAAGGATATTAACTCAATTAAAACTAAACGATGTTTTACAGATAAAACATGATTATTATAGGATTGATAATTATAATATTAATCTTTTAAGCGGTGAAGTATCTTTAAATTTAATTAACTCTTTTGACAATACAATTAACGGATTTAATGCTGATGTCAATGTCTTATATGCTGATTACAGAGCGCAAACCCAAACGGTAACAATAACAAATTTAAGCGGATATAGTTATATAATAGAGTCAGGAACATGGCTTTCAATTACAAGCTCAGGCGACAATGTTTACTTTGCATTTGAAGAAAATAACACAGGTGCAACACGTTCGACAAATGTTTCAATTACGAATACAACGACATTACAAGTAATAGATATTTTTTGCCAACAAGCACCACGAATAGTAACAGCAGATAATAATATAATAACAGCGGATAACAATATAACAACAGCAGACAATGGCTAAACAAACAATAGGAATAGGAACAACGGCAGGCGATGGGACAGGGGATGTTTTAAGAGTTGCATTTGATAAAACAAACGATAACTTCGACGAGGTTTATAGTTTTACAGGTTGGGAACAAATAACCGATACAACATATACAAGTGGCTCACCATTGGTTATTTTATCAGGGGTTACTGGTAAAATATTAACAGGAACTACAACAAAGATTCAAACTCAATTACCTACTGGGGTTACTACTTTTTGGAATGAAACAACTGATAAATTATTAGCAGTTAATAATGGTGATGCATTTACTTTGTCTTTACGGTTTAAAGCAAAAATGAATGTAGCAAGTGGCTTAGCTGATATTGATATTAATATCGGAGGTTCTTTAGGTGCGATTTCAAATGAAACTATTTTATTTTCTAAAGGTTCTGGAGTAGAGCAAAAATTTGATATTGACATGAGTTATTTTACAGGCACAACTTTTATTGCAAATGGAGGTTCAATTGAAGTTAAGCCTGTCAATGGTGACATAAGTATTTATGATATTGTTTTAGTAATAATTAGAACACACAAAGGGAAATGATAGCTGAGATAATAACATTACTACAATCTAATCCGTTTTATGGAGCTGGTAAATATACAGAGATAGCGAAAGGAAAAAATAGTTTGGATAATACATTTAAAAAAATAAAACGCATATGGCTATCGAGAAACAAATAAACATTGTAGTTAAGGAAACTGGAATAGATAAGGTTAACAAGCAAGTTGACGAGCTAAATAGTTCGCTTAATAAAGTTTCTAAAACAAATGATGGCGTTGCTAAATCTATGGGAGACAGTTCAAATGCTGTCTTAGAGAATGGAGGTGCGATGGGATTACTTAACGATGCAACAAGCGGTCTTGCTATGACTGTAAAAGATGCAGTTGAAGCGTCTGTTTTATTTACTAAAAGTCAAAAGTTAGCGTCAATACAACAGGCAATTTACAGTACGGTTGTAGGTACGTCAACAGGCGCAATGAAGTTATTTAGAATTGCTTTAGTTGCAACAGGAATAGGTGCTTTGGTTGTTGGTTTAGGTTTGCTAATTGCAAACTTTGATAAAGTTAAAAAAGTAGTTTTAAATGTTGTTCCAGGACTTGCAAAGGTTGGGGATTTTGTAGAAAATTTAGTAAATGGTTTTACAGATTTTATAGGGGTGACGAGTGAAGCAGAAAGGGCCTTAGCAAGTTTAACAGAGCAAGCGGATAAATCTTTAGCTATGAATAAAAAGTTCATGGCAGAGGAAGGCGACTTGGTTAATAAATACACAAAAGCTAAGATAGATGCAAAGAATGCGTATAATGAAGCTATAAAAGAGGAAGGCGCAAATCAAAAGAAACTTGCTGAAAGATTAAATCGTGAGTTGTTAGCTATTGATAAAATGCATAATGATGATTTAGCAAAAGCTAAAAAAGAAGCGCAAGATAAAGAAGATGAAGCAAATAAAACAAGAACTGAAAAACAAAAAGCAGATAGATTAAAAGCGCAAGAGGACGCAAAAAAAGCACAAGAGGACGAAGATAAACGAAAAGAAGAAAAGATTAAATTAGATGCTGAAAAAGCTATTGCATTAGATGAGGAAATCAAACAAGCTCAGTTAGATGTCGAGGAATTTAGACAAAATAATATAGACAAAGAGACAGAGCAAGAAGCTACTGCAATGAATAATCGTATCGCAAGAAAAGAATACGAATATGATGAAGCGAAAAAAATAGCCGATGACCAATTAGCTTTAGACAAACAAATACAAGAAACACGATACAACAGCGCAAGAGACGCAGGCGATGCTTTGTCTAATTTAGCTAATTTATTAGGTGGAAATTCTAAGAAAAACCAAGCGTTACAGAAAGGAATTGCAGTAGCTCAAATTGCAATAGATACAGCACAAGCAATATCTAATGCTATACCAGCATCGATAAAAGCAGGGGCAGAGGCAGGAAAGGTTGCGGGACCAGCAGCGGCAGTTGTTACTCCAGCAGTAACAGCATCGACTTATATAGGATTGGCTGCAATGATTACAGGAAATGCTTTGAAAGCTAAAAGTATCTTATCAGGTGGCGGAGGGTCAGGCGGTTCAAGTAGTTCGGGTGGTGGTTCAACAATGAGCGCACCATCTTTCAACTTAGTACAAGGCACAGGAACAAATCAAATAGCGCAAGGATTATCACAACAAGGAGCACCGATTAAAGCATATGTCGTAAGTTCAGATGTAAGCACTTCGCAAAGTTTAGACAGAAATATAGTAAGCGAAGCGTCTTTAGGTTAGCAAAAATATAACAATAGTAACATAATTTAGTTTAATTATAAATAACAAAAAAATGAAAACCTACCAAGCTAAATATAATCCACTTACAAATAAAGGAGTCTATGGCATTTCTTTAGTTGAAAATCCAGCTATGGAGGGTTTGTTTATTGCTTTATCTAAGGACGAGAAAATACAATTTAAGACCGTAGACGAGGAGCAAAAAATATTAATGGGTTTGGTTTTAGAACCTAATAAACCAATTTATAGAAATCAAAACGGTGAGGAATTTAATATAGTTTTTAATGAAGAAACTATAAAGGAGTTGTCTTATGGTTTCTTTAAAAATAACAGTCATTCAAATAGCACTATTGAACACGATGTTAAACAAAATATTCAAGGTGTTACATTTACAGAAAGCTGGATAGTTGAAAACCCTACCAATGATAAAAGTAATAATTTTGGTTTTAGTTACCCTAAAGGTTCATGGGTTGCTGTTATGAAAGTTGATAGCGAGGAAGTTTGGAATGATTATGTAAAGACAGGCAAAGTGCAAGGATTTTCAATTGACGCAATGCTTAGTTTAGAAGAAGTAAATTTAAAAACAAATATAAATATGAGTGAACAAGCAAAAACAAACTCTTTGTTAGAAAAGATTTTACTTGCTTTCAATCCTGCAAAAACCGAAATAAAGTTAGGTGAAGTTATGCTAATGGATGGAAGCGTTAAGATTGAATTTGAGGGAGACGTTTTAGAAGCAGGAAAATCATGCTGGGTAACTGCTGAAGATGGTACGAAAGTTCCTGTGCCAGTAGGAGAGCACCCGCTTGAAGATGGGACTATCTTAGTTGTAGTAACTGAGGGTATAGTTGAAGAAATTAAACCAGCAAGCGAACCAGCAGGAGAGCCTGCGCCTGCACAAGATTTAGGCAATGAAGACGGAAAAGTTTCAAACGATGCTAAAATCGCAAGTGAAATTGAAAGCGCAATTAAATCTATTTTGATTAAATACAGCGAACAATCTAAACAAATCGAAACGTTACAAACTCAAATAACTGAATTGTCAAAACAGCCAGCGAGCAAACCAATTAACGGTACACCTGTACAAGTAGACTTTTCTAAAATGAGTGCAAAAGAAAGAATTTTTCATACTTTAAAATCAAACTAATATGGCAACAAGAGGAACGACAGTTTATGGAGCTAATGAAATAGTTGTAGATACTATTGCATCAGCAAGAGTTTTAACTCAGTTTGATAGTGGTAAAGAATTTACTTTGTCAGCATCGGCAGGCGCACAAATTACTTTGCCGTCGGTTGCTAAAAAAGGATTTAAAGCTAAGTTCACAATTGGAAGCGCATTTGCTACTACTAACTGGACAATTAAATCTCTTACAAGTATTATTCAAGGTAACGCAGACGTTAATAGTACACTTGTGCCAGCGTCAAACGAAAATACAATTTCATTTGTTGCGACAGCAGAAACAATTGGTGATTTTATAGAAATTTATTCGGACGGTGTAAACTTTTACGCTGATGGAATCGGTGCATTGGCTGGTTCAATAACATTTACAGCAGTATAATAATAAAAACAAAAACAAAAAAATAAATGGCAACAACTACATCAGTAACTTCAAATTACGCAGGAAAAGAAGCAGGCGCAATTATCGGACAAGCTTTTAAAGAAGCGGACACATTAGCAAAAGGATTTGTAACTCCTTTTGAAAACGTAAATTTTAAATTGAATTTGCGAAAAATACAATTAACAGGAGGCGCAAGGTCTTATACTTGTGGACACTTACCGTCAGGCGCAATTACATTAAGCGAAAAAGTTTTAGAACCTAAGAAATTCAAAGATGATTTCTCAGTTTGTAAAGAAGATTTTAGAGCGCAATGGTCAGAGGAATCAATGGGAGCATCAGCAAAAAACGACAATATGCCATCAGATATTATGGAGGCTATTACAGTTGAAAAATTAGCTCAAAAAGCTGAAGAAACAGATAGTAATATTTGGAGCGGGGATAGTGCAAACGACGATGAGTTTGATGGCTATTTAAAATTATTTCTTGCAGATTCTGAAGTTATAGATGTTGATTTAGACGCTGTGACAGAGAGTAATGTTGAGGCAATGTTGAAACTTGCCTTAAATGCAGTACCTGTGGCAATTAGACGTAAGGCTTTAAAAGTCGGAGTTTCCCCAGATGTGTATCAAGATTATTCTTTTTACTTAGTTTCAAAAGGAATTACTAATGGTTTAGGAGGTGACGCTAACTCAACACCTAAGTTTGGTAAATATGATTTAGTAGAAATCAACGGATTACCTGACAATACAATAGTAATTGCAGAGCCTAAAAACCTAATCTTTGCAACAGGATTAATGGCAGACCACAATGAATTAATTTTAAAAGATGAAGACGAAATTGGATTGTTGACAGGATTAGTTCGTGGTACTATGGTTTACAATGCTGGAGTAGGTTACTACAACGGTGCTGAGATTGTTTGGGCAAGACCTATCGCATAGTTAAATAAGTAACAAGGGCGGTTTAGTTATCGCCCTTAATTTAAACAAATAATTATATGGCTTGTGATATTACAGCAGGTAGAGAAAAGGCGTGTAAGCAAGGTTTAGGAGGTATTGGGAAACTATATCTTTTTAACTTTGTCGAAAATCCTTTTACGGTATTAGCAGGGGTTGCAACTGCAATCAATCCACTCCTTACAACAGTCTTTGAGTATGAACTTGAGGGAGATGGAAACAATGTAGCTGAGTCTTTAGTACCAGACAGAAATAATGGTACGACAGTCAACACACAAACAAGTACTTTTGTACTTAAGAAAATTGACGCAGTTACTTCGGCTCAAATGAACATTTTAGCTTACGGTTTCCCTATGGCAGTCGTAAAAGATAGAAACGGTATTTTTCACGCTATCGGAATCGATGATGGTATAGATTTTACAGTTGCACAGTCAACAGGTGGAGCAAAAGCAGACTTAAACGGTTACACGCTTACGGGTGTTTCTACAACAGGTTCACTTTCTCCTAAATTAGACGCTACAACCGTAATAGCATTTTTGGCTTTGGTTTAATTCTTTTTTATTTTTTATTTTAAATTAACCGCTTTTCGTAACAAAAAAGCGGTTTTTTTGTTTTTATAATATGAAGAAAGTTGACCCAAACGATACAACGCATTTAATCGCAATTATACCTCGTTACTATGCTGATGGTGAAATCGATTTGTTTTTATATAATGAATTAACGCAAGTAGAAACTACATTGACTCCTATTTACTTAACGCAAAACGGTATAATGACATTAACTTTTGATTTTAATTTTTCTGAAAACGATAAATATCAGGTTAAAATAACAGATGCCAACGGTATAATTTACAGAGATAAAATTTTTGCAACTTCTCAAATAACACAAGATTTTAAAGCAACAAACAACCTATACTTTTATGAGTAACGATATAAGATTATTACAACTAAGCAACTATGTTAGACCTAAATTAGAGGAAAATAAGTCTAAGAATTGGGTATTAAACGGCAAACAAAATTCATTTTATCAATATGTTATTGATAGGTTTAACGGTTCGCCTACTAATTCGGCAATTATAGATTCTTATTGTAATCTTATATATGGTAGTGGCTTGCGTTCTAAGAATATAAATACAAGTGCTTGGATAAACTTTGTTTCTCTTTTTAGTTCGAAAGAATTGCGAAAAATTATTTCAGATTTTGAGTTGTTTGGCGAAGCGTCTATTCAAGTAATTAAATCAAAAGACAAAAAAAGTTTAGGAGCTATATATCACATACCAAAACAACAGATAGTACCTTGTTTAGAAAATGAAGATGGTGCAATCGAGGGTTATTGGCATTCAAAAGATTGGAGTAACCCACAGAAATACACGCCAACTTATTACCCTGCTTTCGGAACTTCAAAAGAAGATATAGAGATTTATTGTATTAAACCATATAAAGCTGGTAAAAACTATTTTTCAGACCCTGACTATTTAAGTGCTTTGCCTTATGCTGAAATGGAGGAAGAACTTGCTAACTTTTATATTAATTCAATTAAAAAAGGTTTAAGTGCTGGATATATTATAAACATTCCAGACGGTGGTACTTATTCGCCTGAAGAAAAGGACGATTTAGAAAATAAAATAAAAGCTAAATTAACAGGCTCACCAAACGCTATGAATTTTGTGATTAGCTTTAATGGTCGAGATGCTGAAATTACCGTAATACCTTTTCCTGTAAATGACGCACAACATAAGCAATGGGAGTATTTAACAGGTGAAAGTAGACAACAAATAATGACAGGACATAAAGTTGTAAGTCCTAAATTATTCGGTATTATGTCAGAGGGTGGGTTTGGAAATAACGCTAACGAATTAGACGAGGCAGAGGCTCAGTTAATGAAACGTGTGATACAACCAAAACAAAGATATATAACGGAAGCGTTAGAAGAAATCCTAACGTTTTATAACATAAATTTAGACCTATATTTCGTACCGTTAACTGAACAAAAAGCGGTTCAAATGCATTCACACGATGAAAAAAAAAAGAGTGCTTTAGATGAGTTTTTAGGAATGGGTGAAGATGAAGATTTAAATGAATGGGATATTATAGATGAACGGGAAGTTGACTATGAAGAAGAAGAAAAAATCGACTTACAATTAGCAACAACAGGAACGGCAAACCCTAACGCAAAAAGTGCGCAAGATAGCGATATTTATAAAGTAAGATATAAATACACAGGTTCAAATAACCCACAAAGGGAATTTTGCCAAAAAATGGTAAGTGCATCAAAGATATATCGTAAAGAAGATATTATCGCAATGGGTAGTAAATCGGTAAACGCAGGATGGGGTCCAGAGGGAGCAAACACATATTCTATTTGGTTATATAAAGGCGGTGGTGATTGTCACCATAAATGGTATAGAGTTATTTAGGCTAAAAAAGACAGAAGTAAAAACCCAGATGTTAACAGTCCGTTATCGGTTGAAGTTACACCTGCTCAAACAAGAAAAGAAAATAAATTTATTCCAGAAGCAAATAATAGCTTAGTTTATAAAGAGCCTAAAGATATGCCTTACAATGGATTTTTACCAACAAATAAAAGATTTCAATAATGGCAGAATTACTATTCATAACCGCACAAGAAATGACAAAATCCACTATTTTGAGTGGAAATACCGATACAGATAAATTTGTTTTTTGTATTGCAAATGTACAATTAACAACTATTGAACCGTTACTTGGTAGTCAATTATATGATAAGATAGTTGCTGATATAATAGCTGATACCTTAAGCGGTTTGTATTTGGAATTATACAACGATTTTATAAAGCCAATAACAAAAAATGAATCAGTAGCTCAGTATATAGAAATAGCTTCTTATATGGTTGATAATGCAGGTATCTATAAGCACACAGGCGACAAAATAGAAGTAGTTGATAAACAAGAAGTACAGTTTTTAGCTGGTAAGTATAAAAACATGGCTCAAATGTATGTGATTAGATTTAACAAGTGGATTTGTAAAAATTACTTGCCAGAATATAAATGTTACCAAGATGAAGTTAATGCTATTAAGGGAATGAATCTTACCGCAGGATGGAAATTATAAACGGATTTAATCGTAAATGTAAGGATGGCAGTTCGGGTGTAAGTAATATTTGGCTATTAAAATTTAAAAAATATAATAGGAGTCAAATAGTTACCGATGGAAATTATTTAGTTTCTTTTCCTGAGACATTTATATACGAATTTAACAGCGTTCAGAACCCTACACCAACTGAAACAATGGAAATAAATGAGGGGGGAAAATTTTATAATCAAAGTATTTCTTTGACTTTTCCTAATTCAAGCACAAAAGACATAAACGAATTAAGTTCTTTAGAATTTAGATTATTATTTAAGGATAACAACGGTAAATATAGAATTTTTGGACTGTATAATGGTTTAAATTCTGGAAACGTAACCTACACAACAGGCTCAGGAAAAAGCGATTTAAACGGTATTAAAATAGATTTTCAAGGTAAAGAAGAAGATAGTGCATATTTTATTAGCGACTTAAATAGTGCAGGATTTATAGATATGGGAACTGAAGAACCTTTCTTTTTCTTATATCAAAATGGCGACAGAATTTTATTTCAAGATGGTACTTTCTTTTTAAATTAAAAAAAATATGGCAAACGCAAGATTAACAGACAAAACAGAGTTAACGACTCCAGATGATAATGACTTTTTGTATATAATTGATGTGTCAGATACAACAGAAAGCGCACAAGGTACGAGCAAAAAGATACGTAAAAGTAATATAACGCCTATTATATCAGGCAAAGAAGATGTTGCAAACAAACAAAACTCACTTGCTATTGACGGAACAGGAACTAAATACCCGACAGTAGATGCTGTTAATGCTGGTTTGCCTGTAAATTATTCTAAAATAGTTTATGTTAATGCAACGTCACCAATAACAGCTACTATTTTTGATACTGAAAATCCACCTGTTACAAATGACAACTTATTAAAAAACGATGTTGCTAATTTATATATAGGTACAGACGCAAGTACATGGGTATATAATTCAAGTACTTACGTAACTAAAACAGTTGTCTCAAATTCTAATTTCTATTTAGCAGGCACAACGACTGATGCTGGAAACACTAAGACTGGTCATATTACACGTTCTGGTAATATTAGTACTACTGGAAAATTAGCATCAAGCGGAGCAACTACATTAGCTACTACAAGCACAGAAACTGCATATGTTGGAACAAGTACATCAAACCCAGACCTTGCTAAATTTGTGGTTAAAGGTACTAAAGCAGGTACGGGTAGCCATTTTATAGCTTCTTTTTTAAATGATGCCGGAGTTAGAATGGGGGCTATTGACGATGGGGGTGGATATACAGCTACGGGTGAAGTAAAGGGTACGTCATTTATATCTGGTGCTGGGGGTAGGTTTAAATCTGGTGCAGCTGGAGGTTTAGAAACATCAACTGGAAAGTTTTTTGTAGAAAGTTCAAGTGGTTGGAAATCAGCACATGTTATAGAGTACGAAAGTGTTTTAGCATCAACTTACAATGCAAAATCATTGGTTCCAAAAGATTATGTAGACGCAAAAATAACACAAACAATAACAAACGGGGTAACCGACAAGTCACCAAGTGAAGATGCTGTTTATGATAATTTAGCTAATGTAAAGAGAACGTTGATAAAAAGTACTACGACAGGTTCGCTTATTACTGGTACAATAACTCAGACGATTTTATACTCACAACTAATACCCGCTAATACTTTTAAAAATGGAGATTTTTTTAATATAGAAATTGCAAGAATTGGAAAAGTTGGAACTGTTGGAACTCTGAGAAATACAATAAGAATTAATACAACTAATACTTTGACAGGCTCTATTCAAATAGCTGATAATATGGGTACTGTCGTCAATAATATATCAATTCCCATTCAAAGAATTTTTTCAATAGAGAGTAATAACTTAGTGGGATTTTCAGCAAATCAAACACCAACGGATATTCTAACTTCAAGTACAGCTATAACTTCTTATGCATTTAATCCTGCAATTGATAATTATATTTTTGTATGCGGTACATTATCGTCAGCTTCAGATTCAATGTTTTTTTCATCATTAAAAATTTCAAACTAATATGATATACACAATTTTAAATAAAGAAGGTAAAGAATTATATGCTACTCAGGATATAAGCAATTTACAAGAAAATGAAATAGCAATCGAACAACTTAGAACAGTTGAAATGGAAAATCCATACTTTGACTTTGAAACAAAAGAATTTTATAATAAACTTTAAATAAATAAATATGAAAAATTACAAAACAACTTTAGCTGGATTGATTGCTGGATTACCTTTATTGATTGATTCACTAATTCAGGCTTACAATGCGGGTGCATTTACGGATAAATCAGGAAATCAATTGCTTTTAGCTATTGGAGTGGTATTGATTGGTTATTTAGCTTCGGATAAAAATAAACCAAATACTCCTAATACATTCGCAGAAGTAGATAATGTAGGCTTGCCGAAACCTAAAAAAACATAATGAAAATTATTAGTAAAATACTCAATTGCTTGCCTATTATAATAGTAGGTAATTGGGTATTTTGTTTTTTGTTTTTAAAAGACATTCAATTTTATAATGAAAACTATTTTACGTTTGATTTAATTGATACTTTCATGTGTGCTATTTCCTTACTACATTATTTCTTTTGCCCTATAAAAAATAATGTGTATCTTATAAGATGTATAATTGCAATTATATTCTTAAATAGCATATACGAATTATTAAACGAACAACTTTATTTTTCGATATATTT